AAATCACTCAAGGAGTAACAAATGCCAGAAGGACAAGCACAAGCCCCCGTAGAGGGACAAGCACAAGCCCCTGAAACATCATGGACAGACAACCTATCCGAAGAATCAAAAGGGTTAGTAGAAATCAAAGGATGGGATTCACCGGATAAAGCCATTGGCTCATATCGCGAACTTGAGAAGTTTGTCGGAGCAGACCCTAAACAGTTATTGAAATTACCAACAGACCCCGACTCCGAAGATTGGGGCAATGTATATTCCCGACTTGGCCGCCCTGAGACACCGGCAGACTATAAGATTGAGCTTCCTGAAAACGCTACTGTAGACCAAGATTTCCTAAATGCTGCACAAGAGCAATTCCATAAAGCAGGATTGTCTGGGCAGCAGGCACAGGAGCTTGTGAACTTCTGGCAAGAGCAGCAGACGGCTCAGATTGAAGCTGCAAACGAATCGGCTGATTTACAGAGTCAGACGGAACTTACCGAACTCAAACGCGAGTGGGGTAATGGATATGATGGCATGGTCGAGCAAGGTCGTCGCGCAGCAAGGGAGTTTGGTCTTGATCAAGAGACTTCCGAGAACATGGAAACATTTATGGGTACAAAAGCGTTTATGAAGCTTTGGGCTGATATTGGCTCAAAACTTGGTGAGGATCAGCTTGAAGGTTCCGGTCCTGTCGGGCAGACACCAGCCGGTGCGAAAGAGCGTATTAATCAGTTGCAGATGGATGAATCGTTTATGAAAACATATATGACCCCTGATGCTCCCGGCCATAAGGAGGCAGTACAGAAGATGCAAGACCTGTACTCTTTAGCTTATGTCTGAGGTAACACGAATTGAGTCATTAAAGGCTTCACTTGAAATAGCTGAGAAGATGGATTTAAGGGAGCCTGAGCGTATCATTAAGACTGCCAAGCTATTTGACAATTTCCTTTCAGGCGTGCAAGATGCGCCTGCAACCCCCAAGAAACGCAGGGGGAGACCGTCGATAAAGGGTAACGCCTCCGGCTGACTACTGGAAAGACAGTAACATAATTATGGCCTCACTCATGTGGGATAACCTGCAATAAAATATATTGGAGGAAAACACATGAGTTTCCAAGTTACTACCGCCTTTGTGCAGCAGTACACCAATAATGTTCAGCTATTATTGCAGCAGGCAGGCTCACGCTTGCGTGGTGCAGTTACGGTAGGCTCTTATACAGGTAAAGCTGCAAAAGCCGTTGAACAGGTTGGCCCTGTTACTGCTCAGAAGCGCACAACACGTCATGGCGATACGCCATTGATTTCCACCCCGCAGGACGCACGTTGGGTATTCCCTGTCGATTATGATTGGGCAGACCTGATTGATGACGTTGATAAACTGCGTATGTTGATTGATCCTCAGTCGCCTTATGCCATTAACGGTGCAAATGCACTTGGCCGCGCGATTGATGATGAAATTATTACAGCCTTTAACGGAACTTCCAAAACAGGTGAAAACGGCACGACAAGCACGGCATTCCCAGCAGGTAACGTAGTTGCTGTTGGTACGTCAGGCATGACCGTTGCCAAACTCAGGCAGGCTAAGAAGATTCTGATGGCTAATGAAGTTAATCTGGATGCAGACCCATTGTATTGTGCGATTACCGCTGCACAGCATGATGACCTTCTGGGTCAGACTCAGGTGGTATCCACCGACTTCAATGATCGACCAATCTTGAAAGAGGGTCGTTTGATGTCTTTCTTGGGCTTCAACTTCATTCATTCGGAAAGGTTGCCACTGGCTGCCACGACACGTTCATGCTTTGCATGGGCTAAGTCAGGTATGCACCTTGGTATGTGGAACGATGTATCCACTTCCATTGACAAACGCCCTGATAAGAATAACGCCATGCAGGTACTTGTTTCAGGTACTTTCGGAGCTACCCGTAGTGAAGAAGGCAAAGTTATTCAGATCGACGCTGTAGAATAAGGAGGTAAATAATGGCTACTACATATTCAGTTGAGGCCACCAAATACCTCAACACTACACCGCCTACCAAGACTGACGGTAATGCTGTCGGAGGTCGCTTGCGCCGTTATCGTGCAACGATCAATCTGGCATCACAAGCTGTTGGTGACATTGTTCTCAATGAGATTCCAGCCGGTTCCATCTTCGCTTATGGCGTGATGACATCGACTGTATCTCTGGGTACTGCAACTGTCGCTATCGGCATTACCGGCAACACTGGTAAGCACCGCACCGCTGCTGTTTTCACTGCTGCAAACGCTCCTACCATCTTTGGTAATGAAGCTGCCGTAGCTGAAACTGCATTAACCACCGTTGAAACTGTACGGGCAACAACTGCTGTAGCTGCATTGCCAGCCGCAGGTCAGTTGATTATTGACCTTTACTATACAAACGGGTAAACCTGATTAGGGGCTTCGGCCCCTTTTCTTTCAAAGGAGAATAACAATGGCAGTCAAACAGATTGATATTGTCGCATTAACTGATGTCGGATTGATTACATCGACTACCGCTGGCACAACCACAGGCGGTGTTAAGGTTAACTGGGACAACGCGAAGGTAACGAGGCATGATGTTGCAGTAACATTGCAAAACATCGCTGACGCAATTTTGATTGAGGAACAGGTAATATTCTAAGGGAGGCATCATGTCCGATGTTTCCATTGGGAACCGCGCACTTCAAAAATTAGCAGCAGGCACAATAACTGCATTGAGCGACGGAACAACGCTTGGTGATGCTGTTGGTCTTGTTTATGCTGGAACGCGGGACTTTGTACTTGCATCTGCAAACTGGAACTTTGCACTTAAACGCGCGTCATTAACTGCGCTTGGAACAGTACCGGCATGGGGATATGGTGCTGAATATACGCTGCCATCTGATTCCATAAGAATACTAAAGGTTGAGAACGCCAGACCTGATGAATGGTCTGTTGAAGGTGGGAAAATCCTATCCACTCAAAGTACAACAATAAATATCATCTATCTTTTCAGAAATACTGATACAACCACTTATCCTCAAATCTTTATTGAAGCACTTGCTACACGGATTGCATTTGAATTGACCGAACATCTTGTCCAGTCACGCACGAAGAAAGAGACGATGGCAGCAGAGTTTACGCAAGTTATGAGTCAGGCAATGCGCCTGAACGCATTAGAAGGGACACCGAATATACTCGATAATGGGTCATGGCTGGATTCGCGTGTCTAAGGTAACAACGATTCAATCTTCATTTAATGGGGGAGAGTTCTCGCCAAAGATGAGCGGCAGGGTAGACCTGCAACAATATCAATCATCATTAGGTGAGTGTAATAATTTCATACCGATTATCCAAGGCCCGATTATAAAAAGGCCGGGAACAAGTTTTATAATAGAGGCAAAGCCCGGAAATACATCTTATAGGGTAGTCCCTTTTGTGTTTGGCACAGTTCAGGCATATGCTATTGAATTTGGCAACAAGTACATGCGATTCATAATGAATGATGGTCAAATTACAGTTGCAGGCACACCAGTTGAGATTGCAACTCCATACCTTTTATCTGAATTATTTGATCTAAGATTCGTCCAGAATGCAGATATTATGTGGATAATGCACCCGAATCATAAGACTAAGGAGCTTACCAGAACATCTGACACATCATGGACGCTGTCTGACTATATAAATGTAGATGGGCCGTACCAAGATATTAACCCTGATGTTAGCAATATGTTTACGCCATCAGGTCTAACGGGGACAATAACCATTACAGCCACGCTTGCTACTTTTGCATCTACAGATGTAGGCCGTCTTATCAGATTCAGGGATTCTGCCGCAAAGTGGACATGGATGGAAATAACAGGCTTTACAAGTAATAAGGTTGTAACTGTTATCATTAAGGGGGCAGCCCTTACAACAACAGGTGCATCTAATGTTTGGCGTCTTGGCGCTTGGTCTTATACTACAGGTTACCCGTCTGTCGCTACATTTCACCAGAATAGGCTTGTCTTTGGAGGTACAGCAACAGAGCCGTACATGGTGGATGGGTCAAACGCTGGTGATTATTGGAACTTTGCACCATCTGCTGCGGATGGGACGGTTACGGATGCTCACTCATACAGGTTCCCGCTATTAGCCAATGAAGTAAACTCAATAAGATGGATGGAATCAGATGAAAGAGGAATGCTGATTGGAACTAACGGCGCTGAATGGCTTGCAACATCAAGTTCTCTTGCATCGGCAATGACTCCGACAAATTTGAAAATATTAAGAATAGACAATAGAGGCAGTGTTAATGTTGCGGCGATAAAGATTGGTAAGGTTGTGCTATATTTGCAACGCTCTAAAAAGAAGATACGAAAATTGGCATATACATTCAATGTTGATGGCTTTGTTGCTCCGGACATGAATCAGATAGCTGAACACATTACAGGCACAGGTATTGTTGAGATGGCATATCAGCAAGAGCCTACAAGTGTTGTTTGGGCGGTTAGAGAGGATGGCAAGCTTATAGGGTTCACATTTGATGAAAATGAGCAGGTAATAGGCTGGCATATCCATGATGTAGGTGGTCTTGTAAAAAGCATTTGTGTTATACCCAATGATGAGAACCTTTTTGATGAATTGATAATGGTAGTCAACAGGACAATAAATGGAAGTCAGAAATGGTATATAGAGGATTTGGATTCCTATTGGTCATTCCAGAGTGGGGCATTATTAAAAGATGCGACATTCGTTGATTCGTCATTAAAGTATTCAGGGCCATCAACAACGGTAATTACCGGCCTTAATCATCTTGAAGGAGAGACAGTAGCCATCTTAGGTGACGGACTTGTTCAAGCTGACAAGGTTGTATCAGGAGGCCAGATAACTCTTGATACTGCTGTTACAAGAGCAATTATAGGCTTGAGGTTCAAAGCATCTGCTCAAACGCTCAGAGAGATTAAAGGTTCACAGAACGGCACGACACAGAGCAAAACAAAAAGAATCAACAGGGTCGCTGTACGGATAAATAATTCACAGAATATATCAATAGGCCCAGATGCAACAAGTATGGAGAAGATTACACAGACCGGCTTATTCAGTGGTGATGTTGAGTCGGTTTGGCCGCAAGGCTATGATAATCTTGGTGAGGTTCGGATTGAGCATGATGATCCACTTCCATTAGAGGTAAATGCCATCATTAAATATCAAGAGACATACGACAGATGATTGAGCAAATTAAATTCGCCCCGTGGCATCTTGATCTGATTGAAGTTCAGGATGCACAGTCTGGAGTTGATTACACATCAGTTGGCGGCACTGCATATACCCTCATAGATGGCCGTATATTAGCCTGCTACGGCGCTGTAAAGATATGGGAGGGCAGATGGATGGCTTGGGCTGTATTATCGCGCTACGCTAAAGATAAGATGGTTTCAGTCACAAGGCATGTTAAG